TTTGCGCCATTTGCTGGTGCTGCCATTGTCCTTCAATGCACTTGCCATTAGTAGTACCCATTTCCTTGATGAAACACCCAAGCCTTACAAGGCGTTTGATAACGGTTTGTTATGTATCTGATTGTGGCGTCAATCTGTCTGAATGGGTCTAGGTCTCGATAATGCTTTGATCTCATTTGACCCAAACCGAAATGACTGCCATTGCGTGCAGTGTATGACCACCTTGATTCCTTTGTGATGATCTTGTTAAAGCATTGGAATTGTTTGTAGTCCAGCAATCTGGAATGTGCATAAAGTTTCAAGTGATCAATTGAATAAGCAGCTGCATTGGCATTGTGTATCAGCCCTGTCGAAGTAACCGCCAAAATGGCAATACTCGCCCACAAACGCTTACTGCGCTTCAGCGAACTAACCGCGAAGGCGGTTCGCTTCTCGCGAAGTAATCGTAGCGACCAAGTCAAATACCGCGCAACATTGAGCGTGCCGTTGGGCGTGTCCCACAACCTTTTTGCACCTGTGGATAAGTTCTGTGGATAACTCATAACAACTCCTTGACGAACAACACCCAGTGAGTATTCATGCGCTTACCTGAAGGGTGACCAATTAAAGGCTTTTGGCAAGTGAGTTTCAAGATTTCCTTTAAAGGTATTGAAGTCTCGTTCCACTTAAATACCAATGTGCCGCCTGATTTCAATACTCGAAAACATTCAGCAAAACCCGCAGTCAAATCGTCTCGCCAGTTGTCCTTGTCAAGCACACCGTATTTTTTGCGTATCCACGACTTTTCTGAAAGGTTGAGCAAATGTGGCGGGTCGAAGATAACGCATTGAAATGATTCGTCAGCGTACGGAATAGCACGAAAGTCCATAACCTGATCGGGTTTGATGTTGATTGTTTGACCATTGGTAAGCAAATGAGTTTCGTTTTCTCGAATGTCACCAAACAAAACGCGTTCGTCATTTTTGTCAAAATAGAACGATCGCATTGACGAAGCTGGGTCAAGAACCATTTTCATTGATGACCCCAGCCTGTGCCCTTAAATGAAATGCCGAAAGTTGAGTAGAGGCGACTCATGTTTTGCCCGCAGCAGATTGGTTGCCGTTCCTCGTGGATTGACTTATCCACCTCAACACGGATTTTGCACAATGCACATTCAAACTCATAGATCGGCATTTGAACTCCCTATCTGTGCAACCCCCATGACTTCGCACTTGGTGCATTGAATCACTTCCACACCGTCTGGAAGGTTGTCCGTAATCTTGTGAATCAGCTGCTTTGTGACCTTCTTGCATTTTCTGCACTCAAACTGCACTGTGTCCATGAATTGATTTCCTCAAATTCTCGATTGGTTGTAAGTTGATTTGAGACACCCACCAAGTTGGTTGATGTGAATGGCGAAAACGCGTTTTCTGCGCGATCGCAACTGGAATCCACCCAGCAATGTAATAGTGAGGCGTTTGTCCGGTGACAAGGATTGCAATGTCGTTTTTGCGGTCGTATTCATAGACGATCAATTGACCTTCAATGTGCCTTGTCCATTTGACTTCAAACTTGTCGCCAACGTCGGCTTTCTTTTTCATCTTGGGTTCAAATGGGTCATACTCAATGCCCAAGTAACGTGCCACAACCCATTCGCTGGCAATCGTTTCAGCCAATTCACCAACGCGTTCGTAAAAGGTTATGTTGGTGTTGTAACGGCGTGGTGTGTCAAGAGTTTCGTCACCGTTTTCAATAAACGAAATTGCAGCCTTCAAACAAATAAGTTCGTCCCTGCGACTAATCTGCATTTTCATCTGCAACCCGCACAAAACCAAATTATCTTTTCGGTTCGGTCATAGCCCTTTTGGTATCCAAACGCGTCAAACTTGGTCAGCATTGAGCATTTGTCACATTGTTCAACTTTGTATTCGGCAATGACTTCACCGTTTTCCAGCAATTTGGCGGTCATTGTTTGTGGGTAGATGATCTCAACGAAGTCGCTCATTGTGCGCGCCACATTCCATTTGACCCGAAAACGTACCAAGACGGTTGGCACTGATCGTCGCCCTTAGGTTGTGGGCACATGTAACCGCCCCAAGCGTCGCCGTTTTTCTTTGTTCCTTCTTTCCAAACGCGGTCGCCATGCTTACACGTTGGCATTTGCGTTGGTTCGCTTGAACCATGTGAAGGCGTCCCAGCCATTTCGGCTTCAGCTGCGGTGGCATAACTTGGCACTGGTTCAAATTTGGTATTCCAAACGTCCAGTTCAGCAGTCACGTCAGGTTTGCGAACTGCTGCTGGCTTCGAAGCGGCGTTGCCGTCGTCGTCCTCAGGCGCAATTCCACACGCCGTCATGAGCGAATACCGTCGTGCATACGTCAACGCCGACCCGAATGCTTGTGGGCTATTTTGTGACGCTGGAACGAAAATCGAACCCGCTTCCATGACGTCGCCTGATTCGTGCAAAAACACTGTTCGCACAATGACGCCTTTGTCGCTTTGGTCTGTGTGCTGAATCAATGCAATGCCATTGTCATGCAATGCGTCGATCACCGCTTCAATGCAAACGGCAAGGTCTGCGTACTTTGACCCAAAATAAGGGTTGTCAGCCTTTTTCAGGGCTGGTGCAAAATTGCGTTGTGCTTGAACAAATGCTGCTGCGATTGCGCTCATTACTTAACCGCCTTGTTTGCCTGTGAAATGTGACGATTGACCGCACGCCCGCGAATGTATCCTTCACGGCTTCCGTCTTTGTGCCCTTTGGCGTATCCGACTGCCGCTGCCATAACCAGCAAAATGACCAGCAAGGTCAAACGACCCAATGTGGCTGGGTCTAGTAAGTCAAGTACCATTTTTGAATTCTCCCGATTCTAGGCGGTAGCGATTACCACCTGAACTCAGGGTGACGCATGAACGGCGCGCGGTCAAGAACCTTGCGTGTTTGTCGGCGTGTCTGTTGGCTTTGACTTGGATTTAAGTCCATTGCCAGCCAGCACGCCACCGAGTGAACCAGTCAGGAAAATTGCCAGTGTTTTGAGTAGATCAATAAATGCTGCGTCATTGGGTGCTTGTGCCCCGATTGGCTGGGTGACGAAAATGAGCGCATAAGTTATGCCAACCGTGACAACCAAAAACACCGCAGCAAGGGTTGAACCAATGATCAAAATCAGCTGCGCGTGAACGTCCTCAGGGGTTCGGCGACGGTGTGGTTTCTGTAAATTCTTTTCCAATGATGTCTGAAGTGCAAGTTCCAGTAGGGACGCACTGCGGTTTCTTGCACTCTGGTTTTTCCCAGTTGGCGAATTCTTGGCACTCATAACGTGTCCAACCCTGATACCCACAAGCGGACAGGGTTAGTGCAAGTGCCCAAACCAACCCTGCCGCTGCGAGTTTCCGAGTTACTTCCCCGATAGCCCGAAACTTTTGTCCTGCGGATTCAACCAGCGCAAAATCACTGGTGCTACCGCTGCGACCCCGCCCATTGCAAGGGTCTTTGGGTCTGTCACACCCGCAAGGTACAACGCGAGTGCTGCTGCCATGAATGATCGTGCCCATGAGGCTGCTACGGCTTTGGCTTTGTCCATTTTTTGGTTTTCTCCTTTGTCGGTGTTGCTCCCGATTTTGGCATTTCAATTGCTGGGAATTCGCCCTTATACGGCACGAACTTTGGAATTCCAAACCCAACAATTTCTTTTCCTTCTCCGTACGATCTGACCTTCACCATTACCATGCCGCCATTGCGCTGGTCGCCTGTCCCGCTGGTGTTGCCTTCGATCGTCAAACATGTCTTTGTGTCAATTAGTCCAACAACAATGCCAATGTGTGAAATGCGATCAACGCCGTCGTGTGGAAAATCCATAAATGCCAGGTAGCCCAATTGCGGCATGCCTGACCAGCGTTGAATCTCTTTGAACTTATGTGCGCCAACGGCAGTGCCAACGACTGAATGAATCTTCACGCCTGCCTGTGCTGCGCACCAATTGACAAAACTGCCACACCAGGGCAAACCGTCTGCTTTTGTAAATTTGCCGTACTTTGTCAGGTTGTCGCCTTCTTCGATCGTGCCGACTTCAGCTGCTGCGACTTCGATCAACCTGGCATTTGTGCCGTCAGGATAAGTCATGCCAACAACGCAGCCGCTTCTTCAGCCGTCAGCCCTAATTTTGCCAAAACTGCTTGACGGGCAGTTTCCTTTGCAATTTTTTCCGCTTTACGATTTGCCGCGTTTAATAAATCCGCATCATTTTGCTTTATTTCAGCCGCATTCATTTCGCGTTCAATAATCTCGCCTGTGTCAGCGTTGTGAATTTTGATCATTGGTTTGCTCATTATTTAACTCCGTAGATTTCGTAAGTGCCTGATGAATAAGTTGAACTAGGATAAAAAGTAACGCTTGTGACCGCGTCGTTACTTCCAGAAAAAAATCCAGTAAGTGACTGCGCATTGAAATAACCGTCAGCATTTTCTTTTGCACCAAATGCAGCCGAAACCACTTTTCCTGTATTTGTGCTATCTGGTGACATGATTGTCCAAATTGCATAGCAGTTACGATCTGTGGCTTCATTGGGTTGATCAGCACCCCAGCCAGTAGAAGCCGAAGTGAATGCCGCTGCTGCCGAAGTTGAACTTTGGGATACCCCTGTTGTACGGTAATTACTACCCTGATTCTCGTTAATGCGTAAGTTCCAATACCAGTCTGTTGTGCAAACGACGTCTTTTTGAATGCAAACAAGTTGGTAATAACCCGTTGTTGTGACATTTACTGTTGTCGAATTGCTGGTCAGATTTCCTGAAGCCAGTGATGTCCAACCCCCGCCGCCACTTGGTGAAACCCATTTCAAGCCAGTAGCCGTGGTTGAATCCGCCGTCAAAATTTGTCCGTTTGTACCTACCGCTAACCTTGCTGGTGTATCAGCTGCGGTTGCACCAATTAAGTCTCCCTTAGCGTCAACGATTGTGTTTTGAATTGCGTTCGCGTCGTCGCTGGTCACCCAAGTAAAATCCATGTCGGTGTTTGATGCTTTAGATAAAACCTGACCCGTTGTGCCACCGAGCAAATCAGCCATTGAAGTTGCAACGGCTTGACCGAAAACTTCAAAATCTGCTGGCAAATCGGTGACCAAATCGGTCGAAGTGGGCATTTGCCACGAAAACGGTGTTGTTGGGTTTGTCATGTTTTCTCCTTGTTAAGTGATAATTGTTGCACGCTCCCAGTCAAGCGTTGGCGACACGCCCGACCAGGTAAATGAATTGGAAATTTCGTCCCATTGCAATGCCTGCAATGAATAAGCAACGGGCGAAAGATTAAGTGAAACCGAAAGGGTGTTGTA